GCACTACTCTTGGTCAGCTCGACCTTGCCATCTCGGGCACCAACCCATTTGGACAGCTCGTCAAACGCTGGTTCGACATCCTCGGAATCCGATTCCATGTCGGCCAGCATCACTTTGACTCGGTCCAACAGCGTTGCTGGCTCAACCGACTTTGTCTCTTCGACCGGCTCTTCCTGCTTCACTATCTCTTCTGGCTCGACTGCAATTGATTTGTCAGCGATTGCGATATCCAACCCACCGTCAGACGATCGCTCAATGGTGTGACCGTCGAACCGTAGTTTTAGCTGTCCAGGCATCTCAACGCCGCGAACCTGTACTGGCCGCTGACTCTGAACATCTTTCTGAATCGAACGGAAGAACGCCGACTTGAAACTGGTCGAGGCGATCATCTCAATCTCAGCGTCCACATTGGACGGCACCGAGACGAGCGACGCTTCCATGATCTCAAATCGCTTGATGTCGAATCCAGGCCAGCCGCCGTCGCCCGACTTCTCCAACTCGTCAAATTCAAGCACACGGAATCCGTGCGAGAATCGAAGCATGTTGGCTTCAACCAAAGTCGCAGCGTCCTTGACGATCTCGCCCATCGCACCTGGCATGTCCAGGATCGCGGACACGACCGTCAGCTTGTTGTCAGTATGCTCGACCTCAGCCAGTACGCCGCCAATTGGCATAGCGTGCATGTGCTGCCAGAGCAAAGGCGACTTCGGATCTAGCGACCCTCCGCCAGTCCGTAGGATATCCTCGTCTCGGTCCTTGCGATCGGTCGTCAGTACGTGACGAATGACCATCAGTGTGTTCTTTGGGAGATCGACGCCCGAAGGCATGACCGTCCTGAAGTCCGTCGAGTTGGTCAGCTTCTCCTCGACCACCATCGAGTCGTCACACCATGTCAGCGTCTCAGCGGCTCGCTTGACGACCGCGACCCCTGACTTTTCATCGATGATGCCGGTCTGACGTAGAGCGTCTTGACCTGCCGATGCGATGAACCTTTTAACGTGGCCCTCTGCGGTGCCAAGGCCATAGCCAAATCCAGGCCGACCCTTTCGACCCTGAAGCGAGTCGAGAATTGCTTTGAGATTTGGATCCATAATGTTTTCGAAGTCCTGGGAAATGATCGGCTACCCTATTTACTAGCCCAGATCACGCCTAGCGTTAACTTCGACACCATTGCTACTTCTTCCCATAGCCCTCCAAAGCACCCTGTGACACCTGCAACATCACCTCCGCATAAGCACCTGGGAGAAGCACGTCCACGCCGCTATGTAGGTTCCGCCAGTCGAACCCCATAATCTTCTTTGGCAGCCCGATCGTCTCTTGATGTAGGTCTGCGATGAGCTGACAGCAGTCGTACAGCTTTTCCAGCTCTTGTGATGATGCTCGATAGTCGCCCGTCATGAATCTCTTGTGGATCACAAGCCCGACCTTTGCCGTCTTGTATTGATCTTTTGTCAGTTCAGGCACACCTGTTTTGCGACAGTAGCCCGCGACCGTCTTTGACATCTTCCGCGTCACCAGATCGCACACCAAGAATAGACAATCCGCTGTGACCGGACGTAATGAATCATGACCGCTCATTTGTGACCTCGAATCTGGAGCACACCCGTTTCCTTTTGCTTGGCTTCGACACGGGTCACCAAATCATGTTCGCCGTCCCCGAGCCGACGCAGGCGGATGTACTTCCACCCACGCCATTTGTCGCCAGGCTTGACGGTATCGGTGACTCCAGCCTCGTCCACCGTCAGGTGACCCTTGAACAATTTGATTGACACTTTCACGATAATCCTCGCAAAAACAGGCCCTAAATTTGGAAAGTCGACTTTCCAACTTCCCCGATACTACCAAACAACGACCCTGACGCCCAGACTTTCCCGACTTTCTGGCCGGATTCCCTGTTTTCTGCTTCCCTTCCATGTCGAACTAGTATATACTTCAGGTGTAGGGGGTTGGTTGCCTCCGCGAAACAATCTCTCTCGAAAGGTCAATTCAATGACAACCCAAACAGCCGCAATCATTTCACAACAACTTGGCGGAACCGGACGACTGAAGGCGATGATCAACGCCCGCGAATTCTACAGCGACAACGATGGACAGACGCTGCGATTCAAATTCACCGGATGGAGCAAAGCCTCGCTCATCACGATCACCCTGAACGGCCTTGATCTGTACGACATCAAGTTCATCAAACCGGGTCGCCTGAACAAAAAAACCTGGACCGTCAGCGAAAACAAAACAGTCGCCGAATTCGACAACGTTTACGCTGAAGACATGAAACAGCTCATCGAATCGACTACCGGACTCTATCTGAGCCTCTGATCAATATCTCAACGTGGCCGGAACTCATCCGGCCACGACACTTCTCTGACTTGAAAGGTCAAAACGATGCAACTTGCAAACCACCACGCCAAATACGAAGAGTTAAACGCAAAACGAAAAGAGATGGCAACCAAGGTCGCCGCGATCGTGCCTGATGGTGCGACAACCGCAATCGTCGCCGAATACAACGTAGACGACTCAGACAGCCAATCAGATTACTTCGGACACACCAACAGAAAAACGGTCCTCATCGGTTGGCGTTTCACAAAACGTGAGAGCTTCAAAACACTTCGGAGAACTGCCGGGATGTTTGGGCCAACTGCACATCTCCAAACGGCTGATGCTTCCGCCGAACACCGTGAAAACTACTCGATGGGTGGCGGCAACTACCTGAAAGACGGCAACCGACATTCAACCGGATGGACTGTTCGCTCTGCGTGGTCGCTCGATCCGGATGTCGAAGAGATCGCCGAATATCTGATTGTCCAACCGACCGCACCTGCGGAACCTGCTCCTGTCACTATCACCACAAACGCTAGAATTCAAACACGATGGAACGTAATAACCATGAACACTCATCGGAGCACTCAATGCTTACAACCGAACATATCGAACGAATAACCGTGGAGGCGACCGTCGGGAAGCCTCCCTCGATCAAAACCAAGGAAGCACTAGCCTTCCGCAAAAAGATCGAACAGGACATCAAAGACATTACCCACAAAGGCGGTACTGTCGAAATCGTTTCGGACAACTAGCTACTTCGCTTTGCCGAGAAACGACTCCCACAAAGTCTGGTCCTCGATCACAAGGTCAGGACCGGACTCTCTTCCTTTCACGAAGTCTGCGACCAAAACCGGCTTCTCGCCCATGTTGTCCCAGACTCTCAGCTCATCATAGAGCCCCTCAGACATTGCCTTCGGTACCACATCGGACACCGCCGCATGAACCTCTTCGATGTACGAATGCGGCACAAACCTGCCACTACGCTGTCCTCGTTGATCTGAGCGGATGATCGCTTCTTCCGTGTCGATCGTGACATAGTCAGCGACGATGCGATGCCCGTTCTTCCGATATCCAGCAACCTTCTTTCGGAACTTGTCTATCCCGCCGTCACCTGTGCCATCAAGGAATACGTCTGCATCCTTGTCCACTAATTCAGACACCACCCGCTTGGCAAGCATCGACGACTCTTCGTGTGCGTACGCGGCTGCCCTGAAGTCACCAGCAGCGTTCATCGCCGAGTATTCTGGTATCAACTTCTTGACCTCATCCGGATCGATTGCGACTGCTCTGGATGGGATATTAACGAGCCCATGTCGCTGCAATGACCCTTTCCCAGAGGCTGGACCACCGCCCATCATGTAGACCGTTTTGTCTGTCACAGGTGATTCGGCTCCATCAACGAACCCAGCGACAATCCTATCGTGCAATTCCTGTCGCTCAGTTGTGAATGAATCGTCGCTCCTGCGATATCGATCAAACGTCTCAGTCGCATCCGGCTTCACTGGCGGAAACTCTAATAGATTCGGAAACGCACCGACAATCGGATTGACCGGTTCCGGGGCGACCACTTCAGCCTCAGCAGGCACCATAGGTAAATCGTTAAACAATTCGTTGTCGACAAAACTTGCCAAAATTGAACATTGTCAGTTGCACCTGTCTTTTGCTGGTAGAGCGATGTCGCCCGGATACTTGATCATCACACCGCCGAGGTTGAACCTCCCTCCGTGCGGTACGACCACACCATCTAGTTCCGCATGGCTCTCTCTGGTTGTGTTACCCCTGATCGACAGCCACTCGACGCCCATCGGGATGCCAGTTTCGTCCTGCAAATTACCGATGCCAGCGTAATGACCTGCGTTCAGTGCTGTCGTGGTGTTACCTGTAAACAGTCCTTCAGCTATAAAATAGCCTTCTTCGGTCGATAAATTGTGGACCGGACCAGTGAACTCATACGAACGAATTGAGGTTACACGATGAAGCGACATAGCGACGGGATCAGACGGCAAGTCATCCAACTCTACAGTGACGGGCTTACACAACAATCCGTTGCCGACAGTCTTAGCATCTGCCTTGAATCCGTATCCTCGATTTGTAAGGCCGCTGGAATCAAAGCTAACCGAAGCAGATACCGGAACTACAATCGGCTCGACGAATCCACTGAGCAGAAAGTTGCGGAACTCTATAAGCAAGGGAAGTCCACCATCACTATATCTAACTTGCTTGCAATCGGGGCAGACGCTGTTGCCGGGATATGCAAACGTGCTGACATCTACAGGAACCAGTCCGAAGCCGCAAAGCTGCGAATGAGAGAACTCACCCTGTGGAACCGCAAAGACGAAATCGTTGAAATGTACCGCAGCGGTGATACGCCGTCGGAAATCGGAAAGCACTTTGGTGGATCGGAACGCAGCATAACTAATGTGCTCAATCGACTTGGAGAACAAACTCGAAGTCGGTCTGAAGCGGCCATTGTTGCGAGAGTCAACGGACTTGGCGAACGCTTGGCGGTGAGCGTCCAGAACAATCCGCTTGGCAAAGCCGGACAATTTGAAACCGTCATTCTTGACGCATTGAGTGATAGAGGCGAACTTCCCAATTGGCAGTATGCCGTCGGGACTAAAAACATCGACGTCGCCGTGGCCCCCGTCGCCGTGGAAATCTGGCTTTCCGGTGGTCGACCTCTTTCGGATCCCTACTGCCGACAACGTATCCAATACCTCGGCGATCGTGGGTGGTGGTGCATTTACGTTCACATTTCCCGTCGCACCAGGCAACTTGACGTGCGAGCCGTCGCCGATCAGATAGTCCGTTTCTTGCAGCTTGCCGATAGCGACCCATCCACGAGTTGTAAGCATTGGATGATTCGGGGTAGCGGAGAACGTTACGCCCAAGTCGGTAACGATCTCAACCATCTGTCCTGAATACGTACGGCGATGGCCCGCTGTGATATTTGCACCGCCAACACGTATATGACCTGGCAAGCACTCTGTACGAGCCACGTTGCTCGCACGGTGCAGCGTATACGGCCTCCCTCCGTGCTTCTCCATTATCTGATTGGCGATGGAGCGAATAGACCCGCCTTCCTCCAGGTTCGTCATGAGCGTCTGCTGGACGTCGTCACGGGTCGTCTGTGGGATCTTCTTCCAGTAGTCCTGCTCAAACGATTCGCCGAGGGTCTCCGTAGCAGCAGCAATCATCCAATCAGGATACGGACCGAACGCGATACCAGCGGGCACGTCAATCTCTAGTCGCTCGATGATATCCTGAGCGGATGTCGACTTCGACTTTCCTGATGTGAACAGGTCTTCCTGAGTCCGAATGCCGACTACAAACACTGGAAGCAGCGTTTTCATCGCAACGTCCAGCAGCTCGTCGTATTCTTCTTCCTGGTCGAATATCTCAGACATGATCTGAGCTGCGTCCGCACGGGCACGATCAGGTACCAGATTGATCCTGACAGACTTTAGGCTATTGACCATGCGGCCAACGGAATCGCGGAAGTATGCCTCAAACCCACGAGCGACCCGACGGAACTGCTGCTCCATCACACGTTGGGTGACTGACTTCAAATCTTGGCGAGTGAACTCACGCCACGGAGTCTTCAGTCGCTGACGACCTAGTAGGACCGTCCTCCACGCCCGGACGCATGTTCCGGATGACGGCAGCCTCAAATGCGTCGATAGTTTCGTAGAGGCTCGCTGTGACGCTCCTGACGCTGTCAGCGACACCCTCGTCGACTTCGACTTCTTCGTCGCCGCCTTCTTCTTCTTCGGCATCATCGCCCTCATCTTCGTTCATGGGAGGTGCGATAGCCAGAGGAACAATCGGATCCCGTTCCTCACCCACCAGTTCCTCAGCCTCGTCCTCCTCGATCTCAAGGAACATCATCAGCATCTTGATCGCTGAGTCTCGCTCCATCTTACCGTCGGAATAAGCGACGACCGTTTCTCGGGCCTGCTGCCAGCCAGTATGCGATGACAGCAGTATTCCACGAGGTTCGTCACGCGGTGGCAATCCGTAAAGCTCGCCCCTGACTTCATCGATATCGACCAAGCCCTGCTTGCTTCCATCGAGCCACCGCTTGTCTCGCAACTCGATGTCAACCGGCACAACCTCTTCGATCCACAGCAGCAACCGCTCTGGATCCGAATAGAGCGGACCGAGCGACGTGGTCATTGTGGACGAGAAGATATCCAGGATCGGATTCAGCGTATTAGATGCGACGCTCTTTTCCGCTTCGGTCGCCTGAGCACGATTCGCACCAACGATCTCGCCAACCACGATCGGATTGACGCCAAACGCCTGCATGATGCGAGACTTGTTGACCGTCGATGAATTCGTCCAGTCCATTTCATTCGGAGCACTGTTCAGCTTGTGAACGGACTCGATCAGCCCGTCGATGATCGCAGGGTCGCCATAGTTGACAGTGTTGCCCCAGACTTCCCTGACTGAGCGAACGATCTGACGACGCTGGGCACCTGTGAGCTTGGCTCTTGATCCCGTTGGCTTTCCGTCTGGTCCTCGTCGCTGACCGATTGTCAGTATCACATTCGGATTGATGCCACGAGCGAACATCGACTCTTGCGAGTACATGATGTGATCGTCGACCTTGGCTGCCCTCAGTACCGCATGCAGCGGTGACCATACCGATGTGAGTGACGCAGGATTGGCGAGATACGATCTAGCTACTGACTCCCTCGGTAATTCAGTGCCGCGACCGACCATCCCTGGCGGTTTGAATCTGAACCCTGAGTACGGACCGTTCTTGTGATCCGGTACCATCCAGTGAGTCGGTATCGCCCACATCTCTAGCTTCTTGTTTCCATTGTCGTCGACCCCTTCATCGTCCTCACCTAGCAGCCAATACGCCTCGCCAGTCAGTAGCAGATTGATGGTCGACATATACCGAAACTGAAACGAATCTTGCAGGTAGTTTGGACGCGACAATGCGTCCAATACCGCATGATTCGAAATAACTTCAACGTCGGCGATGCCAACTGACTTCTGGATCGATGACGGTAGGTCTCGATTCTTGACCCGCTTTGTCCGCGACGGTGCCGAACGCTCTGGATTTGCCTCCGCTCCGACTTGCTCACCAGCGATAATCGGCTGCATGGCAACTTTGCGTGCGATGTAATTGACGCAGACGAATACCCAGTTTTTGAACTGCTCGTATGACTCGACCTGCCGACGCTGTCCGCGACTGTCGTTACTTACGAACGAAGCGATGGAAGAGCTGACGCCAGACATGGCAGACGCGTCCAGGCTCCCGATAGTCTTCTCCATCGCTACGGATAGATTGGCTCGGCTGTTCCTGGTCTGCTTTGCGATCTCAAGATAGGAGGTCATCGTTGTTTGGTTCCGGCGATTGTGAGGATCGAATTGCTAGGAATCGAGCACGCTCATGCATGGCGATCCGCTTCTCCTGCACTGCCTGAACCTCTTCGACCCAGAGTCGTAATTCCTGGATGATCTCGTCCTTGAGCCCTATTAGCTGCTCCAGTCGGTCGATCTCACGTTTGTCTGATTGGCTCGCTGCACTCGAATCTGCGATCGTCTCTTCACTACCTCGGATAGTAGCCGAAAGCTGGCGATTCGTAGTTTCCGCATTCTTGAGATCTGCGTTCAGACTCTTCACTCGGGCTATCAGAGCAGCCTTATCCCGGTCCCGCTGAAACCACGTCAAGATTCTACTAGCCAACATCTGGACCAACCTTGACCGTCTCAACGTCGCCAAATAGCGGTAGAGC